TATGATGTAGTAAACAGCAACGCACGCATTGTTTGCTGTCAAGGGGGCACGCGTTCGGGTAAGACAGTATCAATCTTACAGGCTTTAATTGAATGGTGTTATACATACAAGAACGCTAATTACACAATTGACGTTATACGTGCGGCGTTTCCATCATTGAGGGCATCTGTTTACAAAGACTTTTTGTGGTTACTAGAGAGAGAAAATTGGTACGACCCGCGCAATCACAACAAAACCGAACACACATACAATCTATTTGGTAATACTTGGCGTTTCATTTCAGCCGACATGAGCCAAAAATTCAGGGGCGTTAGCCGAAATTTTGCCTTTCTAAACGAGGCAAACGAACTGGATTTAGAAACCTTTAGGCAAATTAGTTTCCGGTGTACGCATAAGATGTTCATTGATTTTAACCCGTCGATGGAGTACCACTGGATATACGATGAGGTAATACCGCGTGAAGACTGTGACTTTTTTCAAAGCACATACAAAGACAACCCTTATCTAAGTGCCGATACTATAGCTGAAATTGAGAGACTTAAAGAAACCGATCAGGATTACTGGAGGATATACGGATTAGGTGAACGGGGCAAAAGTCGAGCGACTATATTCGAAACACACATATACGATGAATTGCCGGCGGGCGCAAAGTTAGTTGCCTACGGTTTGGATTGGGGCTTTAGTAGCGATCCAACAGCGTTAGTAAGCGTGTATAGAAAGGGAACAGATTTATACATTCAAGAACACGTTTATCAAGGAGGCTTGACGAACCAAGATATTATATCCATTTTAACGCAATTAGAGGTATCTAGAAGCGACGAAATCATAGCAGACAGTGCAGAGCCTAAGAGCATCGAAGAAATACGCAGGGCGGGCTTTAATATTAAGCCGTCTAAAAAAGGTGCAGACAGTATACGAAAGGGTATTGACCTAATGCGCCGGCATAAATTGTACATAAAGAGTGACAGCTTAAACGCGCAAAAGGAATTTAGAAACTACAAATGGAAAACGGATCGTGACAATCGTACGCTTCCAGTTCCGGAGGACGCATGGAATCATGCCGTGGATGCGGTGCGTTATTGCTGTCTAAACAAGTTGCTACGTAGAACCGGTACATACACAATTCAATGAAGATAACACTACCTGAAGGCTACCATGAAATAACGGTTGGTCAATACAAAGAGTTATACGAGGTATACAACAAAGAAGAATTTGGTTATCAGGGAATACGCCGGTGCATTGAATTGTTAGCAGGCATAGAAAAGGGTGACCTGATACACGCACGTTTTGAAGACATAGAGAAAGCGACGCACAAGATTAAATGGTTATTAGATGAACCGGACGCGTTGACTATGAAATCTAAATTACAGGCACGCATAGTTTTAAATGGGCGCAAGTATGGTTTCATTCCTGACTGGACGCGTTTAACAGTTGCTGAATTTGCAGACCTTGAAACGTACTGTAGTCTTGGAGTCTATCAGAATATAGATAAAATGTTAAGCGTCTTGTACCGTCCGATCATAAAAGAAGACATGGATATGTACGAGATAGAACCGTATGAGCCAAACAAAGAACGGCAACAGCTAATGAATGAATGCACTATGGATGTTTGCGTGTCGGCAATAGTTTTTTTTTGCAACATTCAAAAGGCATTCGTTACCATTACGCCACCCTATTTAAAGAAGAAGGAGAAGAAACGGAAACGAAAACAAAGACAATCGGGAGCAAGTGGGGTTGGTATCAAATCATTCATTCGTTGGCTCAAGGGGATATAACAAAAATGGAAGACGTAGAAAAGCTATATATAGATGTAGCACTTACGTATTTGTCGTACGAGAAAGACTTAGAGTTACGAGATAAAATCAAAATGTGATGTACACAATAGTTGACCTGAATAACGTATTTGAGAACATCGTAAGCCAACACCAACAACTTAAGAGTTTTTACACGCACGGCTTAGATGAACTAGACGTAGATAAATTGGATGTAAACAAATACCCTTTGTTGTATGCTCAATGTACGGATGCAGAATTGAACAGCGGGTTTACCGTGTTGACCTACGAAGTAATTGTTGGTGATCTTGTTATTGAAAAACAAGAACCCTATCTAACTGAGGTGTACAGCGAAACGTTTTTAATTCTGCAAGATGTAGTCAGCAAATTTTGGTTTGCAGTCTACGACGGTAACACAACCGTTGCATCTGATATTTCATTTGACTTACCGATTACGTGCCAACCGTTCACCGCACGGTTCACCAATATGTTATCCGGTTGGAGTTGTTCGTTTGACATTCGACTACCTAATCCTTTGAATTTGTGTGATGCCCCGTTCTGACGCGTTAACATTAACTATCAAAGCCGATGGTGAAAACATGAAGCTACGGTTTGATCGCTTGCAACAGGCATTGCGGGGCGTGGGTCTTGTGGTCATAAAAGAAGCGCGTAAGAATCTAAGGAAGCAAGACAAGGTAGTTACGGGTGAACTCTACGATTCGTTACAATATCATATTGTAACCAAGAAAGAAGAAATAACAATCATGTTTGATGCGGGTGCGCCGTATTGGGATTTTGTGAATCAGGGTATTAAAGGAACAAAGAGCAGTGCCAAAGCACCAAAGAGTGAATACCAATTTGGTACGGGGTCTTATACAGGTACGCAAACTTTACGCGGGGGTATCGATAGGTGGGTAATACGTAAACCAATCGAGGGCGTACGCGATTCTAAAACAGGTCGGTTTATACCTCGTAAACAGTTAGTTAGAATGATAAGTAATAGCGTGTGGACAACGGGTATTAAACCGTCTAATTACTACACACTAGCGTTTGATAGCGGTTGGAAGAAATCAAAAAAAAGAATAGGCGTTGCAATAGGCTTAGATGTAGATGACTTTGTATCTAAAAACTTGACCGGCAACTACACAATAGACATTACTTTATAGATGGCATATACAGTAAACCAAAGTACAACAGGCGTTCAAGGCGCATTGGATTCTTTAATCTACGTAGTCAATGACAGCACCAATACAGGCGAGCCTAAATACAGGTACGTTTGTCGCGTGACTGTCAATGGCACGGCTGTTATCAAGCTAAAGCAATTGCCTAATAATAACAGTAGCGCGGTATTCGATGTGTCAAACATTGTGCAATCGTATGTATACCAAGACATGAACCCGTATCAATTAGGGTTGTATGACTTAGACGGCACGTTGAGTACAACAACAATCTACGGTAGAAATACAGAAGCGTTGAATACAGTCACTTTGCGTTTCGGGTATGAGTACGCAACGACGGATAACGACCCGCCCGTAGAAACTTTGTTACCCGCTACAGATACTGAAGTCGTTGTAGTTAACGGTTCATTTGCAAACGCAACCGATAGTTACCCGTTGCCATCTTCACAAGCGAACGACTATAAACTTAATGCATCTACCAAATTGTTATTGTCTGATATAGCAGATTATAACGGTCAACACATTTGTATTGTAGCCGATCAAGAAGGCATAAGGTCGTATGGAGCGTTGGCGTTTTTGAATGGTGACGACGTAGGCAGTACGGGTAGTTCATATTTGCACGTAACGTACTATAACGAAAGCACACAATTAAACACGGGATACTTAGAGAACAATGCAACAAACGGCGGTTGGTCACCTAGCACGGGAGGCACGGACGCACAAAGTTTGTTGTACGTAGGTATTCACCCCGCTAACCTACAATCACAAGGAATTACTTCTAATTTAAAACCGTCGAACAATACAGGCTACACACACTACATAGCACAATTTGCAAGTAGCACTACATTGTCAGGTAACGAAACGAGCGTACCGTATAAGTTTGTACGCACTGATTGTGGCAAGTTTTGGGTTGCGGGATCGGCTTATACGTTGCATTGGTGGAACAGTAAAGGAGGTATAGATAACATACCGTGTGCGGGTAAATCGGTTGAACGTCAAGACATGAGAAAAGAAGAATACCGTACAAGCGGGGGTAATAGTTTTGATGCTAATGGAACAAGCACCTTGTATTCTAAGCGTAGCATGGAGGGCGGTAAAAGAAGCACGAGAGTTCGCACAACAACTAGCTTGCAGTTATCCATTCAAACGGGTAACATGAATATCACAACGCCGTTAATTCAATCGTTACTAAACAGTGAACGCGTATATCTTTCAGGCAGTAGCAAATTTGGATTGAACGTAGATAGCGCAACGACGGGTATAGTTCAAGTATACGTTACCGACGTACAAAAAGACTACCTCAAAAGCGAAAACGAACCAATACAGAGTTACACCGTCAACGTTGAATTGAGCCGATATAGATTGAATTAATGGTACAATTAGTTGTCATAACGCAAGGAGGCACGACCAAAACAGAATTGGATACGGGCGCAACGCCTATTGAATTGAACTATCAGTTTTGGGATATTGAGAAACCTATGAATGCGCGTAGCCCGTATTCATTCAATTTCGTCTTGCCTTTCAGTAAAACTAATGATGCGTTTTTTAGTCATTATTATAATACTAATACATCTGATGGAACGTTTACGGCAACTGTAAAGACTGATTGTCAGCTATACGTCGAGGGCATTCTCGTTATGGAGGGCATTCTACAATTGCATAGTTGCGAGATTGATAATCAGGGATACAACGTTTCTATCTTAGAACAGATAGCAAACGTCTTTGAGGTTATCAAAGGCATGACTTTTCCGCAATTGTTTACCCTTGACAATGGAACAGTTGATACTGATTTAGACCATGCGTTAACGTGGACAAACGTAAAAGATAGTTGGAACGTTGCTAATGACATTACAACGGGATCAGTAGGGGCGGGAACAATTGTTTACCCGCTTGCAGACGGTGGACAAGGAACAGCGATGAACAGCCAACAAGCCGGTACGGGTTACGGGTTTTTTTACAACTTGTCGCTAAGTGGGGGCGCGTTACAAGGCGGGGGTATGAATGACCAATACCTAAACGTTGGCAATTTGAAACCCGCAATTCGCATAGCCTATTTGATTGAATACATATTTCAACGCGTCGGTTATACAGTGAGCAGTAACTTTTTTGATTCGGCTGACTTTCAAAAAATCTATATGTTCTTAGCCTTGCACACGATGCGAGCGAGCAATAGACCAACGTACGGCTTTAGCGTTGGACTAAACGTAGGTATACAGTTACCCTCGTCGGGAGCAAGTACCTTTTATCCAATAAGTTTTACGAATGAATCCGACCCGTTTTACGACCCAGACGCGTTAATTACAGGCGGGTATTTCACCGCACCGTATGATGGAGTGTTTCATTTTACCTTACAAATTGTACATAGCACAAGCGCGGGTAACGTCTTACAGGGTTATAACATATACACACGCTTAACAGTAAACGGTGAAACGCCGAATAGTGATCAGATAGCGACGGCATATTACCAACAAGTCACGGTTACAACGCACAACTATACATTGCAACTAGATGCGGGTGACGTAGTGCAAGCGTGGGTATCGCATACTAGCGCGTCACAAAACGTATTGATACAAACTACAGGCGCACAAACAGCAACGTTATTTA